CGGTTTTTGCAAGAAGAAATCACGCAAACACAGATATAGCTTGATAAGTACAGCTGCTTGAGGCATGTATGTACTACCAAATTTTAGGAGGTAGACATAGGATGCAGATCAAGTACCACCTAGAGGGCAGCGAGCGCAAGGCGCTGCTGGCAGTCATGCGCGAAATCTTGCAGGATACTCCCAAGTACATGGGGCCGCCGACGTTTTCTTTCGAGATAGGCCCATACACCATCGACCGGCACGGGACACTGGATTGTCCGGATCACTTGGATTCTACGCAGGTCGCGATGCTGATCCGCGAATTGGAACGCGATGGTTACGTCGGTGAACGGGTTGGTGAACCGGCGAAGTCCGCAGAGCAGCAGATCATTGGAACACCAAGGCAGGAAATCGTGACACCTACACTCGACGGTTTTGACCGACTCTCGGTCGAGATGCCTCGGGACGGCATGACGCCCACCGCAATCGAGAACCTGCGGCGGCTGGTCGCGAGCAAGGCAACGCTGCTCAAAAAAGCGCTCGATACGGATAGCCTGCCGATCACGGAGCACACAAACCGGATAGAGTTCGGATGGTTCAGGCCGACCGACGACCAAACGGAGATCGCCGCCTACTACCAACTGGTACAGGGGCTTTGCGAGCTGGCGCGCACACAAAAACGTGTGCTGGCAGCCGAACGCCCTGTGGAAAGTGAACGTTACGCCTTCCGGTGCCAATTACTTCGTTTGGGATTCATTGGTCCGGAGTTCAAGGATTCGCGCAGAGTTCTCCTGCGAAACCTTGCGGGTAGCTCTTCCTATGCAAAGCAGAAGGCGGGTGATGATGCATGAACGGAATCCATCCAGAGCTGCTGAAACAGCTCAAAGAATATTACAAGGCTGGTACAAAGGTACGGCTGGTACACATGAACGACCCCTTCACAACCATTCCTACAGGCACCATCGGGGTCGTTTCGGGGGTCGATGATGCCGGAACCGTGCACACGATTTGGAGCAACGGAAGTACGCTCGGAGCGATTTTTGGTGAGGATTCAGTGGTGAAGATTGAGGAGGGCGAGCTTGAGTAGCCGATTATTTGCCGCATATAGTGCTGGTGTGAACCGCACTGAAATGGCGAAACACTGCCCGACCGCAAAGCTGATCGGAATGACGGAGCTGAAAAACTACAGACTCGCGTTCCGTGGCAGCAAGGCCGGCGCACTGGCGACGATCGAAAAGGCGAAGGGCGGCAGCGTTCCAGCGCTGATGTGGGAGACTTCACTTCAGGATGAAGCAGCGCTCGATCGCTGGATTGGTGTGCCGGAACTGTATCGGAAAGCGACGATCAAAGTGCGCCGCGACGGCGCGTTGGTGGAAACGCTAATTTACATTTTAATCGATGGCAAACCACAGAACAAGCCTAGCGCTTTCTATTACAGCACTCTTCTGGAAGGGTACAGAGCAGCGGGGTTCGACGCGGACATCCTGAAGGCGGCAGTACAGGAAGGCGATGCGGACGCGTCGCGCGCATAGATCGCCGCAAAGCCGCGTCGCGCAACTTCGCCGCCACAGAGCGGTTCAACAGGCGGATGGGGCGGTTGCCCCAACGGCGCACGATAACCAAACCAAGCCGGACACGGAGGCTCACGCGGGCCTCCGTTTTGATTTCATGAGGAGGAGGCGGTGATGCTACGAAAACTAAAGAAATACACGCCGACTCCATTCAAAGCGAAGAATTCGGTGTACGACAAATTGGCAGCGGATCATGCTGTGGCATTTATTGAATGCCTTTCTCACACCAAGGGTACATGGGCAGGCAAGCCGTTCTTGCTCATCGACTGGCAGGAGCAGATCATCCGTGATGTGTTTGGAACACTGAAACCCAGTGGCTACCGTCAATTTAACACAGCATTTATTGAAATTGCAAAAAAAAATGGAAAGTCTGAACTTGCCGCCGCTGTCGCGTTGCTCTTAACCTGCGGAGATAATGAAGAGCGCGCCGAGGTGTACGGGTGTGCCGCAGACCGCCAGCAGGCGTCGATTGTGTTCGAGGTCGCCAAGGACATGGTGACCATGTGTCCGGCGCTGGCGAAGCGTGTGAAGATACTCGCATCGCAAAAGCGGATCGTGTACCTGCCGACCGGGAGTTACTATCAGGTGCTTTCTGCGGATGTCGCCAACAAGCATGGCTTCAATACACATGGCGTCATTTTTGACGAACTGCACACGCAACCGAACCGGAAGCTTTTTGACGTTATGACCAAGGGCAGCGGCGATGCGCGCATGCAACCGTTATATTTCTTGATTACCACCGCCGGCGACAACACGAACTCCATCTGCTGGGAGGTGCATTCCAAGGCGCAGGATATTCTGAACGGCAGAAAGACCGATCCGACGTTTTACCCTGTGATCTACGGCACCGAGGAGAATGGCTCCTGGACCGACCCGAAGGTATGGAAGAAGGCAAATCCGTCGCTCGGCATCACGGTGGGCATCGACAAGGTGAAAGCCGCGTGCGAAAGCGCGCAGCAGAATCCCGCCGAGGAGAATGCGTTTCGGCAGCTGCGGTTGAACCAATGGGTCAAGCAGGCGATTCGCTGGATGCCGATGGACGTATGGGATAAATGCTCGTTTCCAGTTGACCCCAAAGAGCTCGAAGGACGTGTCTGCTACGGTGGTCTTGACCTCTCGTCCAGCACGGATATCACGGCATTCGTGCTTGTGTTTCCGCCACTCGATGATGACGATAAATACTTTATCCTGCCGTTCTTCTGGATCCCGGAGGACAACATCGACCTGCGCGTGCGGCGCGACCATGTGAACTACGATCTTTGGAAGAAGCAGGGATTTCTGCTGACGACCGAAGGAAACGTCGTGCATTACGGATTTATAGAAACGTTCATCGAGCAGCTTGGTTTAAAATATAACATCCGCGAGATCGCGTTCGACCGCTGGGGCGCGGTGCAGATGGTACAGAACCTTGAGGGAATGGGTTTCACGGTTGTTCCGTTCGGTCAGGGTTTTAAAGACATGTCCCCGCCGACCAAGGAGCTCATGAAGCTGACGCTGGAGCAGAGGATCGCGCATGGCAGTCAGCCAGTCCTGCGCTGGATGATGGACAACATTTACATCCGGACAGACCCGGCGGGGAACATCAAGCCGGACAAAGAAAAAAGTACCGAGAAAATCGACGGCGCGGTGGCAACGATCATGGCGCTGGATCGCGCGCTGCGGAACGGCGGCGGAGATAATGGGAGCGTTTACAATGGGCGCGGGTTGTTCGTCATTGGTTAGAGATATTCACTCGGTTTTTAGTACGAAAATGAAATAAACGACGCGAAACCATGCGCTAATTTCATTAAAGGTTGCGAAAATGAAATAAGAATGCTAAATTGTATTTGTAATTTCATTTTCGGAGGAATAAACATATTGGAAACGCGAGCTGGGTTATACAGAAACAATTTCGCAGGAGAGATGGAATATCAGTCATTCATTCCTTCGCCACTACCACCAGAACCGACAATTGAGATGGATCAATCGCTAACCGCCCTGCTAATCGATGCGCACAGACAGTTGACACTTCTGGAGCATTTGTCGAAACGAATACCTAGCGTCGATTTATTTGTGTCCATGTATGTACGTAAAGAAGCTCTGATGTCGTCGCAGATCGAGGGAACACAAGCAACGCTGGAAGATGTACTGGATCCTTTGCTGGAAGAAAATGCAAACCGTGATGTGGCTGATGTTATAAACTACATTAAAGCTACGGAGTTTGCATTACACAGGATGAAGGAACTTCCGCTGTGCAATCGGTTACTTCGAGAGACGCACGCTGTTCTAATGGCAGGAGTGCGTGGGCAGGAAAAAGACCCGGGCGAATTTCGCCGTTCGCAGAACTGGATTGGAGCGGCCGGAAGCACGTTGAAAACCGCGCGGTTTATTCCGCCGACGGTTGACGATATGAACGCAGCGCTTTCAAGCCTGGAGAAGTACTGGAATACAAATGACGATTTGGATGTTCTGATACAGGCAGCGCTGATTCATTACCAGTTTGAAACAATCCACCCATTTTTAGATGGAAACGGCAGAATTGGGCGACTTTTGATCACTTTGTTTTTGATGGAGCAGAAAGAACTGTCTACACCCGCGCTGTATATCTCATACACGTTGAAAAAGAATCGTGTTGAGTATTATGACCGGATGAATGAAGTACGCAGAACTGGAAATTATGAACAGTGGGTGAGGTTCTTTTTGGAAGCGTTCCGCGAATCTGCCTCCGATGCGGTAAAAACAATCGACCGCTTGACGGATTTGCGCCAATCAAATGAAGAGAAAATTAAAACACTGGGAAGATCGTCAAAAGCCGCTTCGAACCTGTTTTACTACCTTGAGGCAAATCCGATCATTGAGATTCAGCGAACGGCGGCGGCACTTCATGTGACATTCAATACGGTGTCGAAAGCCATTGATAACCTGGTTCTTCTCGGAATTCTAAAGCAGAACAATAAAGCAGAGAGATACCGGACGTTCTCATATGAAGCGTACTTAGACATCCTTCGTGAAGGCACATAAGCTTTCAGGGCACTTTCGGGCATGCAAGAGGCATTTGCGTTGAGCAGGTGTCTTTTTTCTTGAAAATTTGAACGGGGAGTAACGTAGCTTATTGGTGTTATAGAAAAGGCACATCCTTTCACGGATGCGCCTCTTTGCAATTACCTGTTGTTTCGGAAGCAATCGCTACACATGACCGGACGGTCGGTGCGGGGCTGGAAGGGAACCTGACAGGCCTTGCCGCATTCCGAGCAAACTGCGTCATACATCTGGCGCGGCGCTCCGTCACGGTAGCCGCCATCGCGTGAACCGCCTCTGGGTGCGCCCTTCCGAGCGACACGGCAGGATTTGCAGCGCTGCGGTTCGTTCGTAAAACCTTTTTCGGCGAAAAACTCTTGTTCGTTGGCAGTAAAGGTGAATTCTGCTCCGCAATCTTTGCAGATGATGGTCTTGTCGTTGTACATCTATTACCTCATATAAAATATTGTGCAGGTTGATTAACACCACACAAATGTCAATTTAACGCATTCGTTACAAGATGTCAATCATTTTACTGTATGGAGGAATGGCATGAATCCACTCAGATCCTTATTCCGCTCCCGCGACAAACCGAAAGACTCCCTCAACGGCAGCCGCTACAGCTTTTTCTTCGGCGGCACGTCGAGCGGAAAGCCGGTGAATGAAACAACCGCCATGCAGATGACAGCGGTGTACTCATGTGTTAGGATTCTGTCCGAAACCGTCGCTGGCTTGCCGTTGAACGTTTACAAGTACAACGACTGTGGTGGCAAAGAGAAAGCGTTCAAGCATCCGCTTTACCGGCTGCTACATGACGAGCCGAACCCCGAGATGACGAGCTTCGCGTTTCGGGAAACGCTCATGAGCCACTTGCTCTTGTGGGGCAACGCATACGCACAGATCATCCGAAACGCCAGAGGCGAAGTGATCGCGCTCTACCCGCTCATGCCGAACAAAATGACAGTCGACCGTGATCAAAACGGCCGGCTTTTTTATTTGTATCAGCGCGGGTCGGAAGATCCCACCACGCTCGGAAATACGAGCCAGGTATACCTTGCTCCTTCAGACGTGCTTCACATCCCCGGACTAGGTTTCGATGGCCTGATTGGTTACAGCCCGATCGCCATGGCGAAGAACGCGATTGGCTTAGCGATCGCGACGGAAGAGTACGGCGCGAAGTTCTTTGCCAACGGCGCGGCTCCTGCGGGCGTATTGGAACATCCCGGTACGATCAAGGATCCGATACGTGTCAAGGAAAGCTGGAACGCGGCGTATCAGGGCAGCGCAAACGCGCATAAGATAGCAGTTCTGGAAGAGGGAATGAAGTATACCGCGATCGGCATTGCGCCGGAGCAGGCACAGTTCTTGGAAACACGGAAATTCCAGATCAACGAGATCGCGCGCATCTTTCGCGTGCCGCCACACATGCTGGCGGACTTGGAGAAATCGTCGTTCAGCAACATCGAGCAGCAGTCGCTGGAATTTGTAAAATACACCCTTGATCCCTGGGTCGTGCGCTGGGAACAGAGTATGTGCAGGGTGCTGTTCAGCGAGAGCGAAAAGCCGGAATACTTTATCCGGTTCAACGTCGACGGCCTTCTCCGCGGCGACTATGCCTCGCGCATGAGCGGTTACGCCACCGCGCGTCAGAACGGATGGATGAGCGCAAATGATATCCGCGAGTTGGAGAATCTTGATCGTATCGCGCCGGATTTAGGAGGGGACCTGTATCTGATCAACGGAGCCATGATGCTCCTTGCTGCCCCTCAAAACCGGGCGGTCGTGGTCGGAGGGGAACCAGCAAAAAGCAGCACCGCTGTGAAGAAGCTTCGTAAGAACGATGAACACAAAACAGACAGACAGGAGGATTCTTCTTGAACCGACAAAAATTCTGGAATTGGGTGCGAAATGAAGATGGCACCCGCATCTTAACCATCGACGGCGTGATCGCCGAGGAGAGCTGGTTCGCCGATGACGTCACGCCGAAACTGTTTCGGGAACAGCTCAACGCGGGTCATGGTGACATCATGATCTACATCAATAGCCCGGGCGGCGATTGCGTCGCCGCAAGCCAGATCTATACCATGCTCATGGAGTACAAAGGCCAGGTTACCGTCAAGATTGACGGCATCGCCGCAAGCGCGGCATCGGTCATCGCCATGGCAGGCACAGAGGTGTTCATGGCGCCGACGAGCTTGATGTTTGTGCACAATCCACTGACGGTAGCCATCGGCGACAGCGAAGAAATGCAGAAAGCGATCGCCATGCTGGATGAGGTAAAGGAAAGCATTATTTCAGCATATGAACTGAAGACAGGGATGTCGAGGCTGAAGATTTCGAATCTCATGGACGCCGAAACCTGGATGAACGCGCAGAAAGCGATCGAGCTTGGGTTCGCGGACGGTATCCTGACACGCGAGTCGGGTGATCCAAGCGGTATCCCAATCAACAGTTACCAGTTCAGCCGACGCGCGGTGACGAACTCACTCCTGAGCAAGATCCCGAAAACAGAACACAAGCAACCTTCCGAGCCGCTGTATCAGCGGCTCAACCTTTTACAGAAATAAGGAGAGAAATACATGAACCAGATTCAGGAACTCCGCGAAAAGCGCGCCAAAGCGTGGGATGCGGCCAAAGCATTTCTCGATACCAAGCGAGGTTCAGACGGCCTGCTCGCAGCAGAGGATGTCACGACCTACGAAAAGATGGAAGCTGACGTCGTCAACCTCGGCAAGGAGATCGACCGCCTGGAACGGCAGGCTGCGCTGGATGCGGAACTCAATAAACCCACGACTGACCCGCTGACCAGCAAACCGACGCAGGCAGGCTCTGACCAGAAAACGGGCCGTGCGTCCGACGCGTACAAAAAAGCGTTCTGGAACGCGATCCGTTCCAAGACCCCGAGACCCGAGATCCTGAACGCGCTTCAGGAGGGAACCGATAGTGAGGGCGGCTATCTCGTGCCGGATGAATTCGAGCGGACGCTGGTGCAAAAGCTGACGGCAGCAAACGTTTTGCGCCCGCTGTGCCACGTGATCCAGACCAGTTATGGCGATCGAAAGATTCCCGTGGTCGCGTCGAAGGGTACCGCCGACTGGGTCGACGAAGAAGGCACCTATCCTCTTTCGGACGACTCCTTCTCGCAGGTCGTGCTTGGCGCGTATAAGCTCGCGACCATGATCAAGGTGTCCGAAGAACTGCTCTCCGACAGCATCTTCGACATCGAGGGATATGTCTCCGAGCAGTTCGGCAAGCGCATCGGCGACAAGGAAGAGGACGCGTTCCTCACCGGTAACGGCGTGAGCAAGCCCATCGGAATCCTGCACACGACCGGCGGCGCCGAAGTTGGCGTGACCACAGCAGGCGCTGCTGCGATCACGGGCGACGAGCTGATCGACCTCGTGTACTCGCTCCGCGCACCGTATCGAAAGAGCGCGGTGTTCGTACTCAACGACACGACGGTCAAGCTGCTCCGGAAACTCAAGGACGGCGATGGTCAATACCTCTGGCGACCGGGCATCACGGAGAACGCGCCGGATACAATTCTCGGACACCGCATCGTGACAAGCGAGTTCATGCCGGGAGTCAACGCGGGCAACAAATCTATCGCGTTCGGCGATTTCTCCTACTACTGGATCGCCGATCGTCAGGGCCGCACCTTCAAACGTTTGAACGAGCTGTATGCGACCACCGGCCAGATCGGATTCCTCGCTTCCCAGCGCCTAGACGGTAAGCTGATTCTGCCCGAAGCGATCAAAGTCCTGCAGCAGAAGGCGTAAGAGGAGACGGGTATGGAGTATAACGCAAAGAACTATATGGCGCAGGGCGGCGATCGGCTGGTGATCGGCGGTACGCTGGAGATTCTGGAGGGGGCCTCGGTGACGGGGCTCCCTGCCGCAAAAGTAGCGGTAGCGACGGAAACATCGCTCGGCGGTGTGCTCGCGGCCATAAAAGCGGAGACGGATACCGTTGAAGCAAAGATCGGAGAGGACCACAAGCTCTACGTTCCGCCGTACACGCTTCCTGCTGCAGAAGCGGGTACGCTTGGTGGCGTCCTGCTCGCGGCGAATCAGGCAGCCAGCACAGCAACGGAGTTGGCCGGGCTCGTCACGGAGCTCAATACGCTGCTTGCCGCGCTGAAGGCCGCCGGGATCATGGCAGCGGACGTAGCGGGCGAGTCGTAAGAATATGCTGACACTGCTGAGTAAAGTCAAGGCGAACCTGATCCTCGAACATGATGCCGACGATGAACTCCTTCAGCGCCTGATCGACGCCGCGATTGCATATGCCGAGAGCTACCAGCACCTGACCGCCGGAACCTACGAAGTAGCGGTCATGCCGGCAACGACCGAACAGGCCGTGATCATGCTCGCCTCTCACTTCTACGAGAGCCGCGACGGTAGCACAGGCGGGTTCTTTGCCGACAACGTGCAGGCAGGCCAGCAGACCTGGGCGGTGGTCAACACGCTTTTACGCCTCGATCGGGATTGGAAGGTCTCATGAGCTTTGGCAAAATGAACGTTCAAATCTCGATTGCGGAAGAAGTGATTTCGAAAGACGCGGAAGGGTTCGCAGTGAAATCTGACAATATTCTCGCTTACGTCCATTCGTACCGGGAAGGGCGGCACGGTTCTCAGAAATGGGTCAATCGTGCCGCTTTCTCAGACGCGACGGATCTGTTTCGCTTCCGGACGATCCCCGGACTAAGTGTGACGACGGAGCATGTTATCCAGTGCGACGGTGACCGGTACGAAATCACGTCGGTTGAGGACGTGAAAGGACGCGGCATGTATCTCGAGGTGCTGGCAAAGAGAATCGAGGCTGCACATGGCTAGGGTAACGATTGAGATGCCAACAACCCTCATGGATCAATTGGCTAGTACGGCGGAGAAAACCGATTCGGCGATTCCCAAAGCACTCGAGGCTGGCGGCAAGGTCGTTTTCGAGAGAATGCAGGCGAACCTGCGCTCGGCGATTGGCCGGGGTACGAAGGTGAAATCCCGTTCCACCGGCAAGCTGCTGGCGGCGCTGGGTGTATCTCCCGTCAAGGTGAACGACGAGGGCAATTACGATGTGAAAGTCGGATTCGCTGAGGGACGCGGCAACGTGAGCAACGCTATGCTCGCTAATCTATTGTAGTACGGCAAACACGGTCAGCCGCCAAAGCCGTTTCTGAAGCGGACAAAGTCCTCAAGCCAAACTCCTTGCATCGAGGCGATGCAATCTGTACTAAAGGAGGAACTGAATCTCCCGTGAGTATGCTCGAAGAACTGAATACAATCGTGGAAAGCGCCGGACTTCCCGTAGAA